CCGACAACACGCGGAGTAAACAAACGGCGAATAGACTTCGCATCAAGCTGTTCCCAATCTGCCGCGAGTTTGTCACCCAAGATGATGGCGACTTCTTCCTTGCGCATGAACTGCAAACACATCTGTGCTGTTAGCCACAACACTGTGCCAACGCTATCCTCGATAGCATCCATCTTCTCATCAGCGCGTGTTTGTACTTGGCTCTCGTAGCTCTCAATCGCACGATTGGTGGTGTTTGTCTTATACTCTACACCACGCTGCACAGATGCTACACCTGACAGACGGTCTATCGCTTCCATCGTCGGCTTCTTGTCGAAGAACTTCATCGCGTCTGCGGATGGTGGAAGTAAGGGACCTAAGATGTCCGATAGCTTCTTGCCTTCAGGTAGATCGACACCAATCACGTTCGTGTCTGTTGTACCATTGATGAGGCTCTCCAACACGGAGCTATCTTTGAGTGAGTTCTTGTCGAAGACGACCTTACCTGCGGCGAACTTGCGTACTTTGGCCCACTCGTTGTTTATGATGTTGATGTCATCTTGTTGGTCGAGATAATATGTAACTTCACCTTTGGCGTACATCGTAATGGGATCAGTATGGAACTCCATTGGTACAACAGTAAAGAACTGGTCAAGTGCATAAGGATCATCCCAGACCCAAAGAGGATAGCACCAGTCGTTGCAGTTGTATAACTCCACTCGTCTAGTAACTTTGTCCCAGACATAGACCACCTTTGTCATTTGTGCAGCTAAGAACGAGCGTTGATCTGCGTAGCCGTACTTGCTGTACTCCGAGGTGGAGTATGAGAAGAGTTGGAAGTTGTCTGTCTGACCACGTTCACCTTGATCTGGTGATACACCAGCCTTGATGACGTTGCTAGGAGAGAACACGCTCTCCCACTCATCACTGTCAGGCTTCTTGCGTCCGAAGCGTGCTCGTAGCAGTGACGTGTACATCAAGTCTTCGATCATTATCCAATTGCACTGACCACTCAGGTCTAATTCTGTCGCCGTTGTATCGACAATGATCTGATCAGGTCTACGTACCTTCACCCACGGACCTGATGGCGTGAGCATGTCAATTGTCTCTTCAAGCGCAAGCAGCTTGCCTTCACACTCCTTGATGTCCTTCTGTGATTTAGCCTGCTCAAGTTCAGCAGACAGACGCTGTACTTCTTCCAACGCCGCTTCACTGCTGTTCTCGCGTAGGGTGTATCCAACTTCGAACCATCCGATGTTCGTTAGGGTTGTGCTGACTATATTACGTTTGACTTTACGCTTGAGGTTTAAGCCGGGCTGGGTCTTTTTAGCTGCTAATGTATTAACGAGCTTTTCCACTACGCGCGCACGGGGTTCGTCCTCTTTGTCTTCAACTGTGAACTCCGCTTCGGGGTTTTTAGTGAATAACATAGGCACAAGTGCCGACACATTAGCAAAGACGACGTTCTCTGTGCTCTCCATCGTACCTTGCAACGGCTTACCTGCTGCCATCTCCTCATCACCACGCGACGACGCATTGTCACGTGTGTGATCATGACGGTAGTAGCGATACGCTTCAGACCAAGCATCGACGTTCTTACTCATCGCAGCTTTACCTTGGTCGTAGCGACTACGCCACAACGGGCCGCGGTGTTTAGAGACAGGTATCTTACTCTCACCTATCATGCGATACATAGGTGACGTGCTTTCGACCTCATCAGGCGACGACATCACACCGTCGTAGGTGTTTACGTCGCTAGGTGGAGTAGCAACACGGTTGTACTCTTCACCGGGTTCGTATTCTTCAGCCATATCTGTGCCTACGTGGGTTCTCGGTGTCCTTGTCACGTTCTTGCCACAGCATCCACGATGGTATGCGTTCATTGGCAGGTACTTGGTACTTGCCTATATCAGGCATCTCGCTCAACAAGTACTTGGTCGCGTCCATAGCGTGATCGTTGCGGTCGATGGGCTTATCAATACGCTCGCCGCTAGTAGATTGCTGCCAGAAGTAGCCAGCGACTTCATCGGTCCACCAGTCAAGTTTAGCATTAACAAAGAGACGTGGGGAGCCAGCGACACGCTTGATAGGATGTAGCAACTGTCTATTGATATTGAGGTAGGCACCGACCTTGACGACGCCATTATTGATGTCACTGTTGCCACGCTTCATGTAGATGTTGTCTTCTTTGAACATATCGGCAACTGTTTTACCAACTGTGCGCCTGTTCACTGTCTTGCGACCGAAGATGCTAGGATCAGCGTGTATCTTGTGCATCTCGTCTAAGTCAACACACCAATCTGCTCTTATACGGCGTATAGCTGCAATCTGATCATCAAGTGTCATCTCTTTGCGGTAGAACCCATCGCATATGATGACGTGTTGTTCAGGTGTCACGAAGCCTAGCATGTAACAACTAGGCTGCGCTTGACCGTAGTCGTATGCTTCTACCCAGTTTGTTTGGTAATGTGTCTCAGTATAGCCGTCGAGCAACGCGTGCAACTCACCCTCTTGCAGTAGGTGTACGGTTGCGTCGTATTGAGGATATACCAACCCTTCGTACGCGACCCACTTGCCGAGTAGAAAACGGTCACGTTGTTGACCACTGTACATAGTTTCGAGTGTTTGTATGAAGTCGCCACCTTCAGCTTCGTGTACATGGCGCAGTTCATATGTGCTACCTTCGATGACTTCTATCAACAAGCGCGGCTTGCCGTTGTCATCTAACACAGGACGACGATCAACATCGCGCATGCATATGAGGTCATCTGTCACAACACCTGTGGCTTTATACTGCACAAGTGGACGAACCAACTTGGTGTATACCCAGTTGCCAGTTGGATTACACGTCAACATCATCCAACGTGGACCTGTTACAGGCATGTTAGTATCTTCGCCAACATACCTAGCACGACCACGCAAGCGGCCGAACAAGTCTAAGAAGTCCTTATGTGTGATCTCAGGGTCTTCAACCTGATCTACGATCACCCAGTCGAAGGTGGCGCTCAACAAGTTCGATGAGCGGCTCTCTGTCTTCGTACCCTGCTGCGCGATATATCTGAAGTAGATAGTTGTACCATTCTTTAGATGGCATATGTTGTCGCCGTTCTGCCCAACTGCGAAGCTGACTATCCAAGTCGGCGGACACCATTTGAGGAACTCCTTACGTATAGTGTCGTTGAGCTTAGGATATGTTGACCTACTGATGAGACCTGTTGAGCCGGGATATGTGTCACTTAGCTGCAATGCTTTGATGACTGCTGCAGTTGTCTTACCATTGCCGAAGCCACCGCCGTAGATCTGAACTTTAGCAATAGAATGTAGAAAACGATCCTGTAGGCTTCCTTCCTTAAGAAGAAGTTCAGGACGCTCAGCAACATTGACTGTTCTTGTCCGAGCCATTTACTGAGCATCTATCCAACGCGTGCCACCGATGTTACGATAGATGTCACCATTAGCACTATCGACGCGAATTTCACTAGGATAGCCGGCAGTAGTAGGAATGCCACTAGCGAATGTAGTAGGCACACAGTAGCTAACATCGACAACACCGATGAAGCCATTAGCGATGATACCTTGCCCGTCTTTGTTAGGAACGATTGCCATCACTTCACCCCTTTGACATTAGGTGTTACGTCTATAGTAGGCATCTGCTTGGGCTGCGCTACTTCACGTATATGTCTGATCACCAAGCCGCCCTCAAGCGAGTGACGATGCTCCATCACCTGTCGAGGTGAGAAGCCACCACGGTCGAGCATGTTCATCAGCACGCGTGCCTTCGTCGCCGGGCGTGTCTCTTCGTCCTCTAGCAAGTTCTCAAGACCATCGAGCGCAGATGCAGACATAGCATCGATGCGCTTCTGCACGTTGTCAGAGGTGAGAGCTTGGATGTTGTCTTTGACGAGTGTGTCTAGCTGCTGGAAGAGTTGCAAGCCTTTGATCATGTCTACTTGAGACAGCTTCAGGCCAGTAGCTTCAGCGATCTCTGCGTCGTTGATGCCTAGGGTGAAGTAGAGCCATACAACGCCACATGTAGTCACTGCCTTACTATCAGCAGGTAGATCAACCAGACCACGACGCACTGCGCGATTATTACGATCACGACCGCGGGTAGTAGTGTCACGTGTGGATTGTCTAAACTTCTTCGTTTGTTGGTTGATGACTGCATCAGGTGACGTTGACGGTAGGAGAGCCTGACCCGTCTTTGTATCAATGACTAATCCATTCGCTAAAGGTAGATCAGACATTGCGCTTTCTACTCGGACGTGGATTGTCTGAAGGGATGGAAGCACCACGTGCGCCTGTGGGAACGCCTCGACGTGCATCAGTACCAGCACCGCGATAGATAGACTGGATCATAGCACGCATCTGCGGATTGTCGCCTGCTGCTGGTCCGGGTGTACCACTGCCTGGCATGGCAGGACCACGCATACGCGGGCCACTAGCACCACCCGGCGGGCGCATAGGTGCTGGCATAGATGCAGGATCACCTTGTGACATTGCTGCGCTAATGAGTGCATTGGCCGGCGTATTCAATGCATCTTCATCATTGTTTACAATGGATTTTTATTCAAGGTTTAGGCCAAATGCCTCACAGGAAAAATTAGTGAAGGTTGGAAGAATGGCCACGGTTGTTATGGTCATTATCGGCTTGCTTTGGATACCGGTAATACAGGGTGCAAAAGGATTGTACGACTATTTGCAAGGCATACAGGCTTACCTTGCGCCACCAATATTTGTTGTTTTCTTCTTTGGCGTTTTTATGAAGCGACTGAATGGTCCTGGGTGTTTGGCTACGTTAATAACTGGTTTTGCCATGGGATTATTCAGGCTGATTGTAGATACACCGGTTAAACTCGGTGGAGCTGCTTATACTGAAGGCTCATTCCTTTGGATTGTTAATAATATTTTTTTCCAGTATTACAGCCTTTTGATAACTATTGTTTGCATCCTTGTTTTTATCATCGTAAGTTATGCAACAAAACAGCCGGATTATGCAAAGATCAACGGACTTACATTTTCTACATTGTCAGAACAGGACAGACTGGAAAACCGTGCTACATGGAATTGGAAGGATGTCGTGCTTTCAGTATTAATGATTGCGTTGATCGTAGCGATTTATACGTT